TCATCATCTTCTGTACCAGCCTTAACAGCCAAAGGTGATGGCAGTTCTCAAGATGGATATATTCAACTTAATTGTTCACAAAATAGTCATGGGGTAAAAATCAAAGCACCACCTCATAGTGCTGCTGCAAGTTATACCTTAACCTTGCCTGATACAGATGGTAGTGCTAACCAAGTGTTAAAAACAGATGGTAGTGGTGGTTTAAGTTGGGTAAATCAAAGTAGTGGTAGTGGTAGTGGTTTATTTGCTTCCTATGCAAGAATATCTGATACAAAAGCATACAATGTTAGTGCTGGTGCATCATTAGGTGATGATACTCAAATACGAACACTTAATACTGAAGATTTTGATCCAGACGGTATTGTAAGTATAAACAGTAATCAATTTACATTAGGTGCTGGTTCATATTTTATAAAATATAGAACTACTTATATGCAAACTGATCGAAGTTTAGCTTTTATATATGATGTTACAGCTAGTTCTGCAATATCAATGTCTGTCTCAATTGGATACTCAATTGATAGTAGTGCTGATGATGGAGATAGTTTAATAGGATCGTGTCGTGTAACAATTAGTTCAGATAATGTATATGAACTTAGACATTATACCCAAACTGCAAGAGCCACTTATGGATTAGGTGTTGCTCATGGAGAATCTACTCTTTCATCATTAAATAATGTATATACAATAATAGAGATATATAAAGAAAGTTAATTTGTTTTATCTGTTATTTGCCTTGTTACTAGTCCTGATATTAAATATAAAGGGGCTATAGTTGGTATTATTAGTAGCATTGATATAATAAGGCTATGACTTATTGCACGGAGGATAGCTTCTTTTACCATGTTTGCTCGTATTTGTCAGATAGCTTCATTGTTGTCGCTTTTTCTTACCCTGTCAATGTTAGGCGGTTCTTACTATGCTTTCCGTTTCGTTACCAGTGAACAATTCAAGGCCAGAGTAATGAATGAGGTGCTTGATAATGTACAAGGCATAATGCCAAAGGTTTTAGATAAAGCTTTACCAGAAATGACAGGGCCAACAGTTCCAGAGTATATAAAGCCTAAGAGTTGATGGAGATACCAGAAATAGGTATCAAACAAATAAATGTCCCAGAAATTTATATTCCTGAGATATATAAGCCTGATCCTGTGTTGCCTGTAATAACAAATTTAGAAATAGATGTTGTAGGTTGTACTTATCAGCATAGAGATATAAAAAATACTGGTAATACACAGCTTTTGCTAGATGACCCAAACGGAGTCTTTTTAACGTGTGGAGAGTCTTTATTCCCTAGCTTTTACCCTATTGATTACAGACCAGATCAGTTGGTAATTACTGAAGATTTGCCAATAACAAATGATGCCCCACCCATGCCAGAGTCAGATATTCCAGAGACTAAAACACCAGAAAAGAAAAAAGAAGAATTAGTAATTCCAGAATGTCCTGATAAAAAGGTAGATCAGGCTGTTGGAGATTACAGAAATGCAAAACGCATTGAAAGAGTCATAGGGCATAAGTTATCCTCAGACAAAACAGAGTGCATTACGCTTTATGAGGACGTACCATTTCGAGAAACTTTTATTGGTACACCTGAAGTACTCATTTCTACTGCTGCTATTGGTTTGGTCGCTGGTAGCTCTGCGGCTCTTGTCCCTCTGATACAAGGGGCTGCAAAGGCTGGGATTAAAAATATAAGTAAGCGTTTTTCTAAAAAAAATCATTAAAAAGATTGCTCAAAACTATCTTTAAAACTAGATTTTATTTTGTGAGTATGAGGTAACACTTGGTTTGGTAAGGGTATAAGCTTTACATCTTTACAAGTGACAGCGTGTTCACCTGTCAAGACTACTCCTAACTGAGCTTGCTTGCCACATACCTCTAGCCTATACAAGGCCATCTCTAATTTGGTTTTCTTGATTAGTAACTCTTGAGCTTCAATATTTACAGCCGCAGCTTTCTCGCAAAGCAGACCACCTCGTCCCAGTGGTATGTTTATTTGAGCCGAAATTCCATAATTTAAATTATAATTGTCCTTCTCAAATCTTGGGGTTTCTTGGACATATTTTACTTCTCCTGTATCCTCATCATAAATATTTTGTTTTACTATTGTTTCTATTGGTCTGTTAAAACTCCATGCATCTGTTAAATAAGGAGTTATGGTCAAACTGGGCGAGGTGCAAACAATCCCTTGACTGTAGCGATTCTGAGGCAAGCTTGAAGGAGTTATCATTGTTGCATTATTATTGACTACCCCTTGAGCATTGCTACTGGGCGAGGCAACAGTGGTATTAGCCAAAACCCTAATAGGGCTAAGAAATAAAATTATTGACCAAAGACAGAGGTTGTTTCTGTGGTTGTAGTTGTTGTTATTGTTCGATTTATATGGGTTATTGTATCGATTCCACTTCCTTGCAGTGACATAATTAGGGAGAAACTTTCGTTTGGATTTTTTATTTTCCATCTTGGAACTGCCTCTAAGTTTGGAGAAGTCCAACTGAAGTTAACCCCTTGAAGTGTTTGGGTTGTTTCTGTGATAACGTCAGCATTAATATATCCGTTAAGATCAGCCGACTCAATATTGTGACCACTTGCGGAATATGAAAAGCCATTATTCCACTGATAGCTTGAAATTTGCTCATTAATTACAGATTGCGAAGTTGAACTCTGCGTGGAACTGCCGCTACGAAACTGAGGGACAATAGGTGTAGCAAGGGTTCTCAGAGGTAGTAGTAATATTAATAATAACCAAAATCTAGTCAATTTCAATCGAGACTGTAGTTGAGGCAGTGCAGCTAGTACCAGATCCAAAAGCACCACTACATGAGTGGATTCCGCTTGAAACACTGCTGATACTTCCAGAGCCGAGAGTCCCCCCAGAAATTACTGTTGTTTGTCCACCTAATACTGGAAGTGTTGCTATTCCGCTTGATGGAGTGATTGCGGATTGTGTACTGTCCCCAGCCTGATATGACTCACTTAGCGAAAAGCTTGACCCTGCACTTGAAACCACCTTATTAGTTTGTATTAGGGCTGGAACTCCCGAACTCAATGAGCCAAGATTTAATCCACCTATCGCATTTGTTACCACACTGTCCCCTGTTCCTGTAGAGGTAGTAATATTATTTCCACTGATAGAGTATGAACTAGGTGCGGCATTTGTAATGACATAAGGTGAATCAATAGAGAATGATGCGGCAGTTACATACTTGGCCGTTATCTCAGCAAAGGCACTAGACGGAAAAAGAAAAAAAACTAAAGGCAGTAATTTTTTCATTTTTTTACTACTCCAACTTTGGAATCAGAATTGTCAACTATCTTAACATTACCATTCAGTTTCTTTTTGTCACCATTTTTTTTGATGTTTAGGCCATACTGAGCAGTTACGGCACTTAGGAGTCCAGCCGCAAAAGTTGTATCAATTTGTCTTGTAGGGTTTGGATTGAAGTACGACCAAGAAATTACGGCCAAACTCCAAAAAAGTATAATCATCTGAACCACGTTAGCAATCAGACCATTACCTTCTTTTTCTTCTTGATCTTCCATGAGATTAAGATTTCTTGTTTAATACTGGTATCTTAGCTATGTTTGGAAAAACAAACAAATCATGTCTAAATTTCTAATCAACTTATTTATCAGGTTCGGAAAATCGGAATCTGTGCGGAAAGGGCTAATTCTTATGCTGAAATCGGCGGCTGAGAAATCAGATAATGACGTTGATGATGCAATAGTAAAAATGATTGAAGAAAAGCTATTTCCAGTTAAATAATGGATATTATCAAGGCTCTTACATCTTCTTACAGCCTTGAGGGTGAGTTTGAGGTACAAAAGTCTATACAGTTTATACAGAATTTGGAGGATATAGAATTACTTAAGCCCTATGCAATAAAGCTATTGCAGACAAATGCAAAGCAAGCCCATTTTGTAAGTAGTGCTGTAGAATTTATTGCTCACCAGCAAGCTTATATTGTAAAGCTGGAAAGTAAAGTACGCAAAAAAAAAGCGACCTTTTGGGATCGCTTAAGATATATAATATTTGGGAAAAAGTAGAGGTCTTACAGACTTTTATCGCTTATTACTGCCTAATATTGGAGGCTTAGAGAACCTCTTGCCCGACAGCAATCCTCGAAGGGAACTCATATCTTTTTGTAAAGTGCAACCAAAGAACATTAAAGGGCAAAATGTTCACAAATTACAAAAGAGCAGCTTTTGATCTTACGATGAAAGATCATCATGCCTCTACTTATGGGACTAAATCTTTCTCTGTTATATCGAACCACATAGCTGTTTCAACAACCTTGCCATTAAGTTCATCTGTTCTTGTGACCTCGCAAAACTCATAGAGTTTTTCTGTTTCTGGTTCATAAAAGATTTGCCCGACATAAGGGTTAACAGGAAAAGAAATTAGTTTCATAGTTAAAAAGGAAGATCATCTGGTAGCTCAGGCTGGTTCGCTGGTACATCTACAGTCCTCTCAGAGGCTTCTTTATGAGGCATAGGCTGTATTCTGCCAGAGTTGCCCCACATACCGCCCCAAAGCGA